AAAGATTGCAGGCGCACCATCCCATTTAACAGTCATGTTAATTGAAGACCTAGCATTACCAGCAAGCATATCTCTTAGTGAACGTAGAAAGTTAATTGCAGCTCTACCACCATCAACTCCATAGTTTAGGATTTCATCCTCTAGATGTTCTAGGTGTAAGTTCTTACCACCTTTATCTTCGTTTAGTTGTGAAAATGATATCATTTGGTAAGTCCGTTATATTTAATAGCAAGTCCTGTTGGAAATTGTCCAAGTTTCTTTTTACCGGCATGACCAGACTTATTTGAACGAATTGACATTTTCATTGTCAAACTTTCTGTACCAGATTTAAGTTCAATGAACCAATCCTGTTTAGATGTTTTTGACTCGTATGACTTAACAAATTTTACTTGTGGAAGGAATACACCAACAGCATCTCTATCTGTAACTTCTTCATATGATGAACCGATTGCTTTAATTACAATTGTTGGAACATCAGGAGCATCTCTTAAAACTTCACTCTGAATATATTTTAATGAGGCATCTTTATTTTTATTAAAAAGATCGACAATCCCTTTTCTCATAATTTGTAACATTGTATCATAATCTAATTCGTATGATTTATTGTCCTTTTTATCATAATCTCTTAAAATAGTTTCAGTTTTTCTTCTATCTTTATGTCTACCATTAACACCACCATCAAAATTTGCAAGTGGTGGTATATCATTAATTTTAGAATACACTTGTGCATAGGCAGTTGATCGTAATGTTTCTAACATTCTTTTTTCACCAAAAGAATTAAATACAGGTCGAACATATGTATTTAATTGTGGTTCAGATGTTTTTTTTCCACCAGCTTTTAAACTAACACCAAGGAACTTATTGTCACTATATTTAATAAACATATCGCCAGGATGAGATTTTGGTACACCAGTTGGTTTTGCACGATATCCCCAATATACCACTGATATAGATTTATCAGAACTTGCATCTCTTAGGTATTGAGTAACACCAATAGCGTTATTCATTTTTTCTTCAAATTTAGATGAAGTATCTGCCTTATTAATTGTTTCTTGTGCAGCTACTGTATCTTTAGGGTTTATACACTCCAATTTATTTACATCTATGTCTAATAAGTATTTATGAAATTCTTCTGGATTTTTTGGAAAGTATCCCTTTTCAAAAGCCATACAAGGAAATAGTTCTGTAATACTAGAATTAAGTGTGGTTTCTTGCATACCACCAGCCATAGGTTTAACATTAACTCTGAATTTTTTATTATCAATAATACCATCAATCGGATCAACACTAGAGCTACTAGATGTACTTAAATTTGCATCAACACCAGATTGACGCATCCTTCTAAGAATTTCATCTCTATCAGATTCCCTATCCTTAGATCGAACTGTGTATGTGGTTCTTACTGAAGAACTTAACTTTGTATTTATTTCGTAAGTAAAACCATCAAAAAAATCTGTAGGAAGTGCTTCCTCATTAATATCTTGAATTTTTTCAATAAGAGAAAATTTAGATTCAGAGATAGGATCAGATTTAACTTGACGAATATATCTTTGTAAAGACATTCAATTTCTCCATTGGTACAAATATTTAATAGTATTTATATAACAGAGAAGTTGATGAATGTCAAGAACTAAAATTTAAAATCGTCATATTTGTCTATAACTTGAGACTGACCGGCTTTAGTACTTTTAGTGAACTGGCCTGAATCAACCAAATCATCCTGTTGTGTATTATCCACATCAAACAATCTCATTTTAGCACGATCAATACCTAAAACAAACCTTTTATTGATAGTTGGATCATTGTATCTATTCTTGAGTTGCTTTACAACAATCTGGTTTAATTCATCTAGTTCTTCATTACTAATAAGAGCAAACATAAAGTCAGCAGTTGCTGGAAGTCCAAAAGATTCTGATGTATCAGTCAAGTCAACATCTGTAGATGCAAAACCAGACCTTGTTGTTTGAGTTGCAGACATAATAGGTACATCACATTCCACAGCCAAACCTCTAAGTTCTTCTGCAATAGACTTAACTATAGTGTATGAGTTAGCGTTCTGAACTCCTTTGAAACGACTTGAGGCACAGATGTTTAGATAGTCAATAAAAATAATATCAGGTTTGAATGATTTCTTAATCGCAAGTTCTTTAATTAATCCACGAAAATGTGCAGAGTGTGCAGATGCAGTAGGATATTCTTTGACTATAAGAGTACCAGAAGTTTTCTTTGTTATATTTGCAATCTTATCATCAAACATCTTTTTTGGTAGTTCATGCAAATCATCCATAGTAATATTCATTAGGTTTGCATCAATACGTTCTGCAATGCGTTCCTCAGCCATCTCCAGAGTGATGTATAACACATTCTTACCTTGAGATAATGAACTTGCAGCCATATGACACATAAACAAACTTTTACCAACACCAGTACCAGCAAGTGCAATATTTAAAGTTTTATTAGGTAATCCACCATTAGTAATTTTATTAAAGAAATCTAAATCAAAAGGAACACGTTCTTCTATTCTATGGTAATATTCAAACCTAGTATCTGAATCCAAAAGATAATCGTGACCTACAGCATTATCAAAACTGACGGCTAATGCATCTGTAAGAATACTTGGAATAGAATCTGCACTTTTGTTCTTATCTTTTCCATCAATGATTGATATACCCTCTACAATAGCATTGTAGATTGCTTTGTCCTTACAAAACTTTTCAGTTGTGTCTAAGAGCCATTCAATATCAACATCTGTACTGTCTAGTGTTTTTATGATTTCTACAATTTTAGAGTGTTCAGTTTCAGTTAAATCTTTTCTTTGCTCAACTTCAATCTCTAAAGAGATTTTTGTAGGAACTTTTTTATACTTATCAACAAAATTATGTATTTCTTCAAAAATAATTCTTTGTTCTTTTATATCAAAATATGTTGATTTTAAAAAAGGTAAAACTTTTCTACAATAATCTTCATTAGCAACCAAGTTACTGAGGGTTGTTAGTTCTATCGTTTGGGTGTTCACTATTGTGCTCCGACTGTGTTATAATAATATGGTAAAGTATATCACCAATAAGTTTGAAAAACTCATCTCCAAAATTTTCTCTAGGGATTCCATTATTATCTAGTATATCATACTTAAACTTCAAACGCAAGTGCTGATTTTCATCTAAAGTTTTTTCGTCTGGAATTGTTACTTCTCCATACTTGTAAACTACACCATGATAATCAGTTTCTTCTGTAAGACCAATACAAGTTTGGTCTGGATAATCTACACTTTCCAAAAACAAAAATTTCTTAGTAATTGGGTCTTTAAGTATTTGATCGACTGTTGGTAGTTTTGATTCATCAACCTCTTTTTTGATAGGCTCACCTTGAGAATTTAAAAGTTTAGACATAAAGTAAATAACTCCCTAAAATATATTTTGGTTTATCAATTGGTTTTTCACCAGCATGTAACCAAGGCCACATTGGTGGAAATATTAAGCAAGAACCTTTTTTACACCCACTAGAAATATCGTGTTGAGGAAATGTAGTATTTCCCTTTTCATTATCATCTAGATATAAAAAGAATACTAGAAATCGTCTTGCAGATTCGTGACTATTAACATCAACATGATCACCAAACTGATCAGTTCCATCTGGTAAATATCTTTTCATTCTTAAAGGTTCTAGTGCAAACCTATCAGGCCACATGTTACCTATGATATTGCAATCTTCTCTATACTTACTAACATGTTTTCCCAAAGTAGAAGAAATTAAGTTAGAATCTCCTGTCCACTCTCTATGTTTTGATAGATGAATTTGAGTAAATGACATTTCACCCTGTTTTTGTTTCTCATATTGATCTGGATTGTTTTCAAACCTATCAATTAGTTTATCACATAACTCTGGCGATAGTAAATTATCATACTTCCGAATGTACGTTTCCATACCTAAACTCCTTCGCTGCAGCATCATCAATTTGTTTCATCACTTCTTCAGTGAAATACTCTTCTGGATTATTAATAATAGTTTTACCAAATTGTGTCTTACCATCTGGTAGTTCAATACGAGTTGATACCTGTTTAAAGATACCATGTTTGATAGCAAGTTCCAATAGACCATAATATCTATCAAGGCCTTTATCATATGATAAACGAACATCTACCATTTTATTCTCAATAGTCAAACGTGACTTATGATTTTTGCAGTGTATAATATTACCAACAACTTCTGTACCATCTTTTTCTTTTTTCTTAGATAAGAACACAATAGAAGAAGCTGCATACTTCAATCCAGAACCACCACCCATTTCTTTTGTAGCAAACAAACCCATAGAATCGTAAGTATGATTAGTCACAACCATTGGAACTTTTGCTCTACCAAGTTTTAAAGTCAATACACGAAATGCAGCTTTCAGTACTTGAGCACGAGTCATATCTCTTGTTTCTTTACCATCAGAAGTATCTTCTACTTCTTTAGTAGTTGACAACATACCAAGTGAATCTAAACACAACATGATAGGTTTACGATCAGCCTCATTCTTTGCAAGGTATGAATCTAATATTTTAATCGCCTGTGTGCGAAACTCTTGAACTGTAATAACAGGAATGATAACCATTCTTTGTGGATCAATACCACGATCAATTACCATCTGTTTCGTAATTGCACTTTCACTTTCAAAGTACAGAACACCAGCATCTGGATTATCATCTAGAAAACTCTTAACCATACCCATTATGAAAAAAGTTTTGCCTGTGGCCGATTCTCCAGCCACGGCCGTAATTTTATTTGATGGCAATCCACCATAGATACTACCAGAAAGTAATGCATTAAAAATATAACTTCCTGTATCAATAAATGAATCAACATCACCAGCTTCAACTCCATCTGAAACTAATGATGCATATTCATTACCTGTTGTTTTGATTATGTCTTTAAGAAAATTGTCACTCATATATCACCCTCTTTTCTATTCTCTGAACGAAAAGCATCAAACCCGCCAGGATAGCGAGACTCCAACTTCACTGTATTCATTTCAATTATTTCTTCTATATTTGTATTTAGTGCAAGAC